TGGCGCTCAAGTAGAGCTAGCGTTGTGCCCACAGGAGCCTGAGCGCTCATGTCAGACACTTTCATATCCGCGGTAGCGGCAAACCTGCGGCCTTCGTCCACAATCTTGTCGAGCAGTCCAGCCAACACGGCAGAGGGCTCTTTATATGGCAGGGGCAGGATGCTGTCCCTAATGGTGCCAGAGCCAATGTCTACATCACGGAACTCTCCGGGGGCGATGGGGGTGTCGTCACCCTTAATACGCAAGCCACGGGACTTCAAACCACCGGGCAAGTTAGACAGCGTGCCAGCGTCGATTAACTGACGCATGATGCTTGTAGCAGATTTAGCAAACCCGCCGATCAGATGGAACAACCCGAAGCCGTAAGCTCCAAAACCCGGAATATACTGGTAGTGCACAAAGTGCTGGCGCTTGAGTTTAAGTTCATCATCTTCGTTCCAGTTACGGCGAATAGACAAGACATCGTTTGTGCCGCGGATTATTGTCACCACGTACGGCAGCGCAATACCTGTCATCTCACCATCTTCATCAACGTCCTCGTAGCCTTTTAAGTCTAAGTCAACGTGGCACTCAAGCAGCGTGAAGCGGTCATCGTTCAAGTCACTAAAGCCAGTCTCTTTGTCTTTGGCTTTCTGGATGTCGCCCACAACTTTATCTGGTTCCCCCAACTCAACATCAATATAAAAACCTGCTTGTTGCAGTTTAAGAATCTCGTTCTTGGTCTTGCGCATGACGTGCGTTACGCGGTAGCAAGTCTGAATGTCCGATGTTCCGTACGGCAGAATCATGTCTTCTGCAGGGATAAATATCGACACTTGACGGCCAAGTGATGGGTCGTAGTACACCTTTTTAAAGGCAGAACCTGTGGCTGGCAATGACCAGAGCATGCGCTCATGCTCAGGGCGAAACTCCACCATCTTCTCAGTCAACTGGTAATTCATGTCAGCTTCGACACGGACAGCGGCTTCTTGTTTCTGGGGAGTTTCTTTACCCAAAATCTTAGTGCGCACAGGCCCTTGCGCTGGGAACGTCTCTGTAATTGTTTCTGATTGGAAACGCACAACGGCTTCTGTAATCATGGGGTGGAACACACCAGACGCACCATTCCATGGCTCTGTGCGCTCTTCCATCTGCAAGCCCAGAAGTTTCAAACCTTCTGTATAGGCTTTCTCCCAGTCCTTGCGGGAGTTCTTATCCTGGTCAATGTCACCGCTCAGGTCGCTTGCCAATGTCTGCATGGCGCTGTCGTCCATGTACTCAGCCAAATTAGCATCAAAGTCTTCGTCTGAGGGCTCAGGGGGAGTTATTTCAATCTCCATACCATCAATACCAATCTTGACTGCTTCGGGATCAACAATTTCAATCTCGATGGGTGCTTCTCCTTGAGATAAATCTTCAATGCCTTTTGGCTGTTGGTAAAGCGCTTTGTCAATGTTCGTTGCCATGTGTGTTCCTAGTAGTAAGCCGCTTTGCGCGGTATGCTGTAAATAAGATCGTCTTTCTCATCCGAGTCAAGCGCAATGAAGCCGCCCTGCCTAAAACGAAGAAGAGCCTGTGTTGTCGTATCCACGAAGTCATCATGCTCGCCCACAGGGAAAGCCGCAACCTCTTCAATAACTTCCCGTGCCCAGCGTGTGTCGGGTGCCCAGACTTTACCACTGCTGAACAAATCCGCAACTGCATTCACACGCACCATCTTGTCGTTGCCGCGTGATGGGCTGAACTCTTGAACCGGTATCCCTAGTGCTCTGATCTCTTGAATCAGCGGTGCGCCAGCTGCCTTTTTCTCCACAATGAACGCGTCGGGTTCCCATTCTTTGTAGTGTTTGAGCGCAACAACCTTGAGTTCGGGAAAAGCCATCCGGTCTTTAAAAGCGTCGAGCAAGATAAGCTGGGGCGTGTCATTTTCTTCCTCGTTGTAAAATATGCCCCACGTTGTGCAGGCTGAATAGTCAGAGTTGTTCTTGGTTTCAAACGCCGTGTCCCATGATTGGATGACATACTCACAGCGTGGGGGCTCATCACCCTCCCATATACGCCACATCTTGCGTGAGATGATGGCCGAGTTCTCGCTTGTGGGCTGCTGCATGTACTGGGCGTTCCAGTATCGTGGGTCAATTGACGCTTTCGTAGACTTTAGAGCGGCCAACGGCCACTGCTCTGGCCACAAAGACTTCTCGTTGTCCGTGTTCTCGTTCAGAATGGCTGGAAGCTCAACAATTTCCCACGGAACCGCTTCAGGATTCCTTGCTTGATACTCAATCAAGCGTCCGGTCAGGTCTAGGAGTGACCAACGTGTCATGATAACTATGATCGCACCGCCCGGCATCAAGCGCTGCAGCGGGCCCGTCTGGAACCAAGACCATGCGGTATCAAAAGCCAAGCGGCTGTTGGTCTTTACATCTTGTTCTGAGTGAGGGTCGTCAATAACAAACAAATCAGCACCACGTCCAGCCAAAGCACCACCCACGCCAGCAGCATAATATTGCCCTCCTGCAGAAGTTGACCATTTACCAGCGGCTTTTTGATCGTCCGCGACCATTGTGTCAGGAAATATGTCTCTGTACTCATCAGAGTCCAGCAAGTTACGTACGCGCCGACCAAAATCCTCTGACAAACCCGCTGTGTGGGTGCCCATGATGATCTTTTTTTCAGGGTATTTACCTAGGAAGTACGCAGGGAACAGGTAAGAGCTGAACTCAGACTTACCCATACGGGGCGCAATGTTGATAATGACCCGCTTTTTGTGGCCTTCAACCACATCTGTAAAGATCTTGGCTAGTTTTCTGTGGTGTGGCCCTACTTTAAAGCCCGGATACACCGCATCTGCAAACCCGAGCATGTTAGTTTTAGCCGCTTTAAGCTTGGCGCGTGCTTCACGAATGTCTAAATCCTCAAAAAGCTCTAGTTTTTCCTTTTTGGACATGTGCGGAAGCGCTCTGGCCATGGCTTCGAGCTCAACTTTACTGAGTGTGGTGAACTCATCACGTCTCATCGTCGTCCCCTTCGGGTTCAGCGTCTGATATCTCTGAGATATCAGTCACATCTATGACGTGCATAAATTTATTAAGCTTATCTTTAATGCGGTTCTCAAGCTCGGTGTCAGACATCTCTGTCTTCTTGACCTCAACACGCTCAGTAAACAGCGCAACTTCAGTCACCTTACCCAACATGTCTAGCGCTTTGAGACGTATGCGTGCGTCTGGGTGTTTGACTTCCTCAAGGATCTGCGCAACTGCGTAACCCCGAAGTTCTTTGGCCTGCTCAACAAACGCCCAGTCGTAGGCCGTCAACATCCCAACTAAATGTTGCACTGCGGCAGGAGTCTTTACAGTAGCTAGAGCCTGCTGAATGTTTTGTGGTGGTTGACCAGTGACTAAGTTGGCAAATGATTTACGCGCTGCTTGTGCATCTGCCTTTGACTCTGCTTCTTCGTCGTCTAGCTCCAAGTCTTTAAGCCAGTTGGCTGTTTTTACTTGTGCGTCAATGACTGCGGCTGGGGGTACTTGTGCAAATGACAATACGGCAGTTTGAGTGGCGTCGACCACCTCTGGACAAAATTCACCGTTAATCAAATGTTCTAGCATTGCGTAGGACTTGAAGCCTCGTTGACAACAGTATACAATTGTTTTCGGTAATGGTGCAAGCCATTGCTTCTCCTTGAGGATTAGTCCTCTTTATGGCCCCGGCACTGTCCGGGGCCTTTTTTATTTGTGCTTGTCAAACGTTGGACAAGAGTCTTTAAAATTTTTTATAGTGGGGGTGGGGGGTGGCATTTTGGGTTTGAAATTTTGAAAAATTAGATTTGCGGCTATGGAACAGTGTTTATGGCAACTAGCGACCCCCACTCAATTTAGGGGGGATGGGGGTATGGTGGGGTTCTTTGTATTCAGAAATAGCTCGCAAAGCAGAATAAAGTACCCATTTGGTAATATAGAGGCATCGGTTGGGAGATAGCTCAGCCGATGGGGAACTTGTTCCCCGACATAACCATTAGTCAACTCAAGGAGAAACACCATGACTAAAGCAAAGACAGTAGTAGTAACCTTTCAGCAATTCGCCAGAGGCATTGGTGCGAGTGATCGCATAACGCTAGAGGCAAGCCTTGCATGGCACAAAGAGTATGTGGGGCTTAGTGCAGAGAAGCAAAGCGAGTGGAGGCATGATTGGGTGCTGAACTATGTGATCGGCAAACTCGATTGCACACCTAAGCAAGCCGAGGACATCTGTGCCAAGACACGGGTGCAACGCACAGCCAATCAGGAGAAGGCTGTTAATTGTGGTAGCAAGAGGTTTGCAGAGCACATCAGTCGCACAATGAGTCGTTCAGGCAGAAAGGTAAATGTGAAGTTCACCCGTGAGCAGGTGCAAGCCTGTGACAATGCCTTGGCATCTTTCAAGGCAGATAAGCTGTCAGAGCAGATCAAGATGCTTCGTGCTTACCTTGCTTCTTTGGAAGCTAAATAATCTTGGGGAACGTGTTCCCTGCTTCCCGACACCGCATGAGCGATGCTTGTGCGGTGTTTCTTTTCCTGTCCAATCAATAATCTCAAAGAGAGCATCATGAGCAAGAAAAACCTGTATCTCATCAAGCAGATCATGTTCCACGCATATCGTGAGGCGTGCCGTAACAATCGCCCCATGTCAATCATCATTCGCTAAGAGGGAACTCTGTAAGCACAGCGTGCTGTGCTTACGGGGCAATCCTGCCCATAAGGAGAACATCATGCCAATCATTCGAGTAGGTCATGGCGCATACAACGGCACTAATGCCCTGCGCTACTGTTTCAGTAAAGCCCAAGCAGTCAGGGTTTTGTGCAATCGGGGGATGCCACGCAACAAGGCACGCCTAGCAATTAAAACCCTTGCAACCACGCCTTATTTTTGCGTGGATATCAACTATGCCATCTGCGAACTCGCAGACATGACAGACATACTGAGTAACCCTGCCTTGCGTAATCAGCACGGCTATTACAACACGCCCCAAGAGTTCAAAGCCTCTTGGAAAAATGCACCCGAACTCTAAGGAGAACATCATGCGTAATCTCATACAGCCCATCACCAAGGAGGTGGGCATCATCACCATCAGAGGGCGTGACTACCATATGCAGACCATCAGCTATGGCTCACAACATCAGGTTCATGTATTCCGCAAGGGTGCATTGCATCTGCGTGGTCTTGTGTTCGAAACTCAGGCAGACTACGACCAATGGCGTAACGGGATGCATCAACTCGACCTACCTTTTGGGGAACAAGTTCCCCGACCTGCACTATAGTGCGAGATTATTGAGGCAAAAAACAAGTCACGGCCAAATGTCCGACACTACAACCCGTTGACTAATTTCCGTGTAACCCCGCAAGCCGCATGAATACTAGCGCTCCGCAAAAACTGTCCTATCTATCTATCTATTTAAAATATATTTATATATATAGATGTATCTATTAGGGGGTGCTCATGTTTTTTCTTTCAGACACTTTCTTTTTTTCTTTGGCGTTAGTTCCCCAGAAATAAGGTAGATAGAAAGCACACTTTTCGTGTTAAGCTAGTGCTGGTGTGGCTTCACAGCCTACACGCAAATTAGTCAACGCCCTGTAGTGTTGGACATTTGTCCACCCCTCAATTTTGGAGTCAATAATCTCATGTACGAAACATACATCAAACTCAGCGCCAACGAGCTTCACAACCGCTTAACCGAGCGCAACCTGCACCCATCCGAGATCGAGCGCATCAAGGGTGAGGTCTCAAGCCTCAAAGAAACCATGCGTGTCTCACGCATCACACGCACCCAACGCAAGGCAGAGTGGGACAAAGTGCTACAACCCCTGCGCTACGAGATCAATAATGCCCGTGTTGGCATGAGATACGGCGGGGAACAAG